GCCAATCCTTGTCCTCTGCCTGGTCTGTAATTATAGTAAGAATCCCCAAGATTAACCCAACAAGTTCCATCATCTGTGAGCACATTTTTCACCTCCCTGAATACTTTAACTAACTCATCAATAAACTCTTCTGGAGTTTGTTCCTGTCCTATCTGTGAATTTTCTCCACCATAATCTCTCAACCCATAATAAGGTGGTGATGTAACACACATCCTTGCCTTCTCATCAAACTCTTTAAGTGTATCTCTACAATCTCCAAATAGAATAGTGTCTCTCATTGATAATATGCTGGTTGATAGTTTTCATCTTTTTTATCCCATCTATTGAGTATCCAAGAACTGCTATTAATTTTATCAGTTCCTCCAACACCCCATTTAAAGGTTACTCTATCATCATCTTTATATCTCTCATACTCTGGAGTATTCTCATTACTCCTATCTCCACCATTTGCAAAGATCACTTCATCATATACTTCTAATGCCATCTTAATTGCATCACAAGCACTATCATCTTTATCTCTAAACTCAATTACAATATCAGGGGTCTTTAACTCCTTAAGAACTGCCATTCTTTCTTCTATATTCATAAAAGGTTTTCCCTTCTTTCTTGTCAACCAATCATCAGAGTTTACAGCAACACATAATGAATCACCAAGTTCTTTTGCTGCCTTGAAGTAAGCAATATGCCCACTATGTAATGGATCAAATCCACCAGTAACTAATACAACTTTTTTCATAAAATCCAATGAGGTTTACGTTCAGGTTTACGCAGATAATTGTTCTTAACCCAAGGCTTAGAGTTAATATACTTTTGATAAGCAGTAAAGGTATCAATAGTTCGATCCTTCTTAAACTCATCAGGCATTGCTCTTGTGAACCATTCTACCATACAATAGCAAGTAATCCCCTCACCTGCCATTCTATGAAATGTTTTCTTTGCTTCAAATAATGTATTAGCACACCCATGAATCTTACCATAACGATAAGAATACTCATCTGCTAATGCACATCCATGTTGAATCAACCAAGCAGTATTGAATATACTATTTGCTGCCCATTGAGTACAAGGATGATTACGAAAAGCACCCTTAACAACTGAATATGGTTTACCATCTTTCTTTTTAACTAAATCATCACCCCAATCATAATACCAATGAGAGAATACAATAGAAAGCATTTGACAAGTCTCTAATGGCATCTTAACTACGTGTTTATCAGGTAGTTCGGTAGCAGACTTATGTGGATCAGGATTAGTTACAAAGATATTCATGTGTTTAATACCCAGATTAATCTTATTACCATCATAGCAACAATAATATAATAAATCCACATAACCCACATACCAAATTGATTGTAGGCACTTCCTCTTTTGAAATTAGTAACTGGTGGAATATTTCTTTTCCACACATCACTAGACATGTATTCATCTTCTTTAATATTCATACACTTTCTTTAATTAAATTATAAAGTTTAGCACCAAAATCACCTTTCTCTTCAGGCACTACATTCTTTGCAATAAATGTAATATCATCAAAGTTGACTTTGAATGATACAGAATCATCTTTGAGTTTTGTATTCTTCATACAAGCATCCCAACTGCATATTCCAGCAGTATAATTCTTTGTATCCCACAATAACATATAATCAAATGTCTTTTCAGGCAACCCTTTGTTTCTTCCTTTAAAATTCATAAGTGTTACCTCTCTGGTATATGGTTTTGTTTTAAGAAACAATCCATCCATACCCTTTGACTCATAATAGAGTCCATCGTGGATACCTAAGAAGTCTCTACCATTCTCAGTATCACCAACATACTTTAATTGACCACCACTATACTTTGCAATAGCAATCTCTTGTACCTCTGCCCTGAGTGGGCGTGTTTGTTGCCTCTTTAATCCATCTGTGGACTTAACCACACCAAAGATAGAGGGAAAATCAAATTGGTCGAAGTTAATCATTTTCTAATAACAGAAATAGCGGGTTCACCCCTGTTGAATATGGTATCAACTACTGCCTCAACTTTACGTGCAGTACTGATCCCAACATTATTATACACAGGAACACATACCTTTCCATGTGTCTTGTGACGGTTTCCCAAGCGGATCACTCTACCAATCGTTTGAGAGATAGTAATGTAATCCATATTACGCATAAACAACGCTGCCTCTAATCCCTTGACATTGATACCCTCTGATAATATGCTATGATGCAATACCACAAATTTCTTATCATCATCCTTACCCCACGCATTGAGAACATTAAAGAACTCATCTCTACCTACCTTCTCACCATCAATAATAGCACCTGTTTTTGATGTGATAGTCATCCATGAGTAACCACGCCAAGCAAGTTCATCCTGAAACTTAGAGGCATATAACAGACCAGTAATCTGTCTGGTAGATTTAGCACAGATAAGAACCTTATCAACATTTAATCTATCAATAGCACTAATCATATGCTCTGATTCTACTTCAGAATAGATCTCATCCTTTCTAAGTAAACGACTCTTATATACTTCAACTTTAGGTGGTAGGATGTATCCTTGATCTACTAACTTAGGTGCTGGTACATTAACAATTACATCACCATATACATCCCTATTATTCATTCCTGCTCTCTTAACAGTAAAGCTATGCTTAGGAGTAGCAGTAAAGAAAAAGCACCTGTTAGACCAATCAGTTGCAAAATGTTCCACAGCAGGGAAAAAGTTTCGTTGAACACTATTATGTGCCTCATCAAAGTAAGTGGTATCTACATCAATAGTAGATCTTTTGACCTTATCAAGTGAATGATAGGTAGTAAATATAATCTTATTGCCTCTTGTGTACTTATGCCAAAAGTAAATATCCTCAATCTTTGTTGATGAATAATGAGGTGTCTCACCACTATGTACGTGCATCACAGATACATTATCAATCTGTTCTAGGAACTCAGATGATAATTGCTCTGCTAATAGTATGCGTGGTGCGACTACAACAATAGTACCACCTGACCTCTTAGCATCCTCTATCATACACATAGTCTTACCACCGCCTGTAGGGACGATGATCTGCCCTTTCATATTGGTTGCCATAGCATCCAGAGCATCAGTTTGGTGTGGACGTAATGGCATTAATGTTTCTCAGATGAATATATTATAGCATAAAAAAAACCCCTTGAGGGATTTTGTGCCAGTTCTGCCACTGGTTTCTTAAAAAATTATAGAGCTTCCCGTACAATCCATACAAAGGTATGTATAGTATTTTAAATTTACACTAGAAGAATTGCTCTACTCCTATAGGTTCACCAAAACTATAATCATACTCTAAAGCATCAGCACAAACATAATGCTTATGATTAGATCTTACACCCAATCTGGCACATAACTCTTTATGATTATCTGGCATTATCTCAACAGCATACAACATATTGTTTAGAATATGCTTCTCACTATGATAGTTCATCAACCGATTCTTTAGTCCAACCAAGAAATTGCCACACCCTGCTGAATTATCAAGGAATTTACTGCTAGAATCCTTAAGTAATTCAACATCAATATCATTTATCATAGATTCTACTAACTCAGGTGGTGTGAATACCTCTTGAGTTTCCTTTATTCTTTCATTAGATCTTTCTATATTAGATCCAGATTTTATATTATGCTTATTCTTTTTCATCTAAACATTTAATATAAGTTGTAATTAAATCATTTTTACCAAAATGATAGCGACCATTCGTTTGTGTTGCCACTTCTCTAAACTTAGGAGCAAACTCAATCAGATTCTCTAAAACTTCTGGTGATCTTACATTTAAAAAATGATGCCCCTTAGCATAATGCGTAAAGTTCTCAGTCTTTACAATGCCACTAGGACCACATCCATACTCACCAACGAAAACATCTGCTTCAAATCTATCTTTATAATCTAGAAATTCAAAATCTGGATGCTCAGTGTGCATAGGAATCTCGTTCACTCCTACTTCAAATCTCGAAGTGTTTTTTACCTTCCAATATTGTTTTACAGCACTAATTCCACCAGGAAATGTAGTATGATCTAGATCATCATCAACTTCACAATGAAGATATGATTTAATCTTATTTTGAGACGATGGTTTTCTTACAGAAGTAGGTAATACAAACCTAATATCATCTGTAACCTCAGAAGTTTTATTTAAAAATCGTATAGCAAGATTTCCTCCCACACCATAAGGAGGATTTCCTATAGCAAGAGTAAATTTCATAATAAAAGTATAACAGGAATCTCGAACAGTGTCAAGTATTATTTTATAGTTACTGATTTACTAACTGAACCACCAGGTCCTATTGCTGTAATAGTATATGTTGTTGTTACTACTGGTTTTACACCAACACTTCCACTTAATGAATTAGCAGGGAAATTAAATGTAGGATCATTTGGTGAAGAAGTTGCTGTAACTGTATCAGCCTCACCACCTATAGTCCATTGAATTTGTGCGTCTGGAAACTCTTCAAAAGTACCTAAATCGCTAGGACCAGTTGTTCCTAATCTAAATCTTCCATTCCATTCAGAAGTATCAAGACCTTCATCTTCCAAATGAAGTTCCTTACAATACATAAATTCAGTTGCTCCATTACGATTAAAAGGTTTCGCAGGTGAATTAGCGTGTGGTACTAAAACTCCATTTATAGTATTATTTGCCGCTAATGATAAATCTGGATGTATTCCATATCCATAAACTTCACCATCCTCATCAGGAATTAAATCATTATATGCTAGATAATCCCAAACTAAAGGATATTCTCCAGCACCTAATAAAATATTTGGATGTTGATCAAAAACACCATATAAGGAAGGAAACCTAATAGGATCATTAGGTGGATGTAAATATGCAGTACCATTACCTTCTAAGTAACTGCTAGATGCCACTTTACCATCCCCATTATTTCTTACAGAAGTCCAGTGTGCTATTTGTGCATTTGTATCTGGTCGTCTTAAACTAAGTCTATCTAAATGCGTCCTCTGCCTCCCTGGATTATCCTCATAATCATACTTCAATCTAAACGAAACACCAATACCATCAGGAGCAGTAACCATTAGATGTGATGCTGCAGGATAACTAAACCTAACATACTGTGGTGTCTGGAATGATATAGTTGGTGGTGGAGTATCAGGTTCTTCTGCCTGAGTTCCATCACATCCACCTGTTTCATAAAGTCCTTTTAATGTAGTTGTTGTTATAGTTCCTGATACAGTATATGATTTAGTATTTGTTCCTGGTTTAGTACCACAAATAGCAGTTCCACCTCTTCCACCCTCGTGTATATCACCAGTTCCTCCAGCATTTTCTCCAGCAGTTGATTCACCTGCTTGACCCCAATCTCCACCATCACCACCTGATCCACCAGGTTGTCCACAACGTCCACCTACTTTTGTGGTTCCTGCTGGACATACTGGGCACAAATCACTTGGAGCAGTGCCACCAGCACCATCAGTTCTTGCTTGATTATATCCTACTCCGTTTCCACCAGCACCACCTATACCCTGTGCAGGTGTTGTTGATTTTTCATTATAACCACAAGTTATTTGATATACATCATCATAAGTAACATTTCTAAAAAGACAAATACCAAAAGGTCCTCTAATCCAACAAAATACATTGCGATTACATTGACCTGATACTGTAGGTCCAGAAATTAAAGTATCACCAGCATTACAAGAAGGAGTTCCATTACATTGGTCTACAACATAAGTATTTTGACAATCTGCTCTATCACCAAGAGGTCCTTCATCTCCAGTTTCACCATTAGATCCTTGTTCACCTCCACCTCCTCCACCCCAAATTTCAGCATTTGGTCCAACAATAACTTCAGTTGCATTTCCTTGATGAGAAATCTTTAATGCATTACCACCATCTTTTCCTGGTGCATTTCCATGAGGCCATCCTCTAGTATCATTACCACCAAGTCCACCTGCACCATGAATCTTTCCAGTAACTTCTATCTTATTATTATAAACATTACATCCTGGTATTAATTTAGCAGCAGATGCCTTATCTGATCCTACATTATTACTTTGAGGATCACCATCAGTTCCAGTATCAGTTGAATAACAATGTCCAGTAATTACAAGAGTTTTTGGTACATTCTTTGAATAGTTACCATTAGTAAAGTTTGTACTATCTCTTCCACTAGCACCACCACCAGACCAATCAACACCATTTGTACCATCAAATCTACCAGCATCAAACTGAGATTGAGTTCCACTTTGAGTTGCTTTATATCTTTTTACTGAATTTCTAAGTGTTGATATTACTAAATTAGTTCCATTTCCAGAAAATAAATCTCCAGCAGCATCGTAAGTATCAGAAGATATATCTTCATTCTCAGTTGAATCAGGAACAATAGGATTTGTTATATCAACATTAGTATTCCTAAAGAGTTCAGATGCAGATACAGATCCACTACTAACCTCTTTAAATGCTAATCTTAATTCACTAAACTTTAATGTAGCATTTGCAGCACCAACAAGAAGTAGCCCAGTGCTGGAATCTCTTACTGAAGGATCAGATCCTTCATTTTTTACTACGGTTACTGCCATCTATGTTATGCTGTATGAGATAATCCACGCCAACCTACACCATCCTGATAAAATTCTAATCTATTATCAGTAGTATTGTAGATTAACGATCCTCCTACTGGAGCAGTAATATTACCCCTTTCAGCAGTACTTACTCTAGGAAGAATTAAATGTCTAAATGCACCATTCGCAAGTCCTGTACCAGCATCACCAAAGTCAACAGCAGATCTTAGTGAAGTTGTACCTACACCAACAGTTCCAGTATCTTCAATTCTAACACTGCTACCGTTAAAGAAAGTTACGGAAGAAGTATTAAAACCAACAGCATGACCATATACCGTAGTATCAAATTGTAAAGGAAGAGTTGGATGAGTAGATGTTGGAGTTATTGTTCCTAAACCAAGATTACTTATCCAAGCACCACCAGCAACATTCAATCGTTGAGAAATTCCAGTTGTACCAAGTCCAACATTACTAAGTAATGTATTACCTATTTGTGCGTCAATATTAGTACCAGTAACAACATTATCAAATTCTGTACCAATCGCTACTGTACTAACTCCACAGAATCTTGAAATTTTTACACTATTAAATGTTGATATACCTGATGTAGTATTAAGATTTGCAGTATTAGGAAAAGTAGCATCTAATGTTCCCGTAATACTACCACCAGTAACATTAAGATTTCCTACAACTGTTGCATCACCAGTTAGTCTGGTTGTGCCAACAACATCAAGTGCGTGTAGTGGTGTTTCTTTATTAATACCCAACTTACCGTCATAGGTAAGAGTCATTATATTATCAGTTGTCTTATAATTCCACTTAAATGATCCCGTATTAATACCTGTTTGTGATCCAAAATGAATATAACTTGTTAGATCACCTGAATCAGTATTAATTATATCAAGTGATTTATCATTATAACCATACCTAAACAATCCAGTACTTTTAGCAACACCTGCAGTTGGAGTAAATTCCTGTCCAATAGAAAGTAATGCTTGAGATCCTTTTATATTAACAGTAGCAATTCCAGTATTAAGAATTTGAAGATCATTTGTTGGAACTTGTATTCCAATACCTAATTTCTCACTAACATTCAATGTAGATACTGTTGCTATTCCAATATTAGAAGTACTTGAAGTTACTCTTCCAAGAGTAGCAATACCTGCAGGATCTGAATTAATATTTGTTACTGATAAAGTAGTAAAGGTTGATATACCACTATTCACACTACCAGATAAATCACCACTAAAAGTAGTAGCAGTGATAGCACCAGAAACTACAACATCAGTAGCAGATAATAAACCAACAGTAGATATACCACTAACAATATTTCCTGCTAAATCACCATCAAAAGTAGTAGCAGTTACAACACCACTAACATCAACATTAGTAGACTTAATTTGAGTTATAGTTGATATTCCACTATTAATATTACCAGCAACACTACCAGTAAGAGTTCCTGTAACATCACCTGATAGAGGACCACTAAATGTACCAGCAGTAACTATTCCAGTTGCTACAAGACTACCTTCAGACCCTATTCCTATACCACCTTGAAAATTCTGAGGATCATTTGTACCACCTATCTGTAAAGCAAATCTTGGATCATCAGTAGCTACTCCAACATTACCTGCATTATAAATGCTTAAAAATCCTAATCCAGCATCCTTATCTGTCCATTGAGATGTTGGAAGTCCTTGTAAATATCTACCATCACCATAATAAGTAACTATTCCTGTACTTGGATTTGTAGAAGTAATAACTCCTGCTGGATTACCTACAACAATACCTTCTCCAACAGTTCCACCTGAATAATTATTATTACCAACATTAAAATTACCTGTTACAGTTAGATTAGTAATAATACCACTAGTAACATTAAGTTCGCCAGAGTTTGGAATATTAGCATCATATAGTGATACAATCTTTCCTCTAACATCAAGTGCCTGTGTAGGAATGGTAGTTCCTATACCAACTAAGCCTGTGGCGTTTACTATTAAATTGTCATCATCAACTTGAACACCATTACGGAAGTTGAAAGTCTTCTTGATATTTGCCATCAGTTAGTTGTTTTCTAGTTATTTATTAGGATAGGGCATCTACTTTTGTAGATAATTCTTTGATCGCTTCTATTAAAAGAGGAACAAGTTTTTCATAAGCAACAGCGTGTGTACCATCATCTCTAATAGTAGTTACACCAGGTAAATCTAATGCTTCAATCTCTTGAGCAATTACACCAGTATCTCCTTTTCCTTCCTTATTTGATGCTGAGTTCCAATTAAATGTATTACCACTAATTGAAAGAACTTTATCAAGAGCGTTGGGAATAGGTGTTATATTATCCTTTAACCTCTTATCAGAAGAAGCATAAGCAGTAATGTCTCCACCAACATTCAGATCACCACCAATACCAACACCACCAACAACAGTTAAAGCACCAGTAGTCTTATTTGTAGATGCAGTAGCACCAGATACGGTAACACCTACTGATTGAACTGACTGACAAAATAGAGCATTCCAATTCTCTGCTGTTGTTGATCCACCTAAATTTTTACCAGCAGCTGCAGGTATTAAATTAGAATCAATCTTAGCAGTTACTGTTAATAGATCAGAACCAGTTCCATCACCTATTTGAGTATTTCCATCTAAGGTTGCATTTCCTTCAACTCTTAAATCAGATTTGACCCAAAGATCCTTACCAATGCCAACACCACCAGTAACAACTAAAGCACCAGATCCTTCACTTGCTGTCTCCGTATCATTGTGTATTGTGGTTGCACCACAAATATGAACAGACTTGGCAATACCTACACCACCTTTAACTGTTAATGCACCTAGTGTGCAACTAGTAGAATTTGTCTCATCACGAACTTTAATTGTTTTAGCATCTAAACCAGCTTCTAATGTTAGTTTCTCATTCAATCTAACAGTTTCATTAAAGGTAACAGGTCCATCAAACTGAGATAGAATCTGACCAGAACTACCACCCTCAACAAGTAATCTTTCCTTAACAATAACTTCATCAAATACAACACTAGATCTATTAGGATCTTCACCTGTTACTGTTGGAATTGGAATATCAAATGTTATTTGCTCTCCACTAGCAGAAGAAATCTTAGTGTTTCCAATATAGAAATCACCCTTATCATTCATACCAGTATAAACTACATTACCACAAGAAGTTTCTTGAGATTGTGATAAGAACTCTTCCCTTTCACTAAGTGTTCTAAGTTGAAGTTGTGGAAGTGCAGTTGAATAGTTACCTGGACCATAACCAAGATATTCAAATGTATGACCAGATGCTCTTAAGATAGATGGTCTTCTTAATTCAATAGATAATGGTTTAATCTTCTTAATTAAAGATCCATTAGCGTGATCAGTTGATAATGTACCTAAAGCACCACGAATAACACTTATAGTATCATTAGAACCACTAAGGGCACTATTAGATACCCTCATAATTTCATCTTCAATTTGAATATATGATCCTAATGGGAATCTACCCTTAATTGAATCAGCAGTTGTACTACCATCAGGTAAAGTAACTTTAATCGTTGCAGAACCTGATCCTAATCCACTTGCTTCCGCAACAAGTAAGGTTTCATGATCAAATACTGATAATCCTCTTACATCAAGATTCTCACCTGCCTTACTTGATATTGCTTCATTAGAAGAAAGACCATGTTTTAATGCATATTTGGCAGAAGTTACTGTTACTCCAGTAGTAATGGCAGTAAATTTATCAACACCATCAGTAGAATCAACAATAAAATCACCAACCTTAGCATTACTAGTATCAGTTATAGTAAGTGAATTACCTTTAACTAATCCATGTCTTCCTGTACAAGTAAATTCAACTCTAGTAACACCTTCAACCGTTGCAGGAGTTCCAACACTTGAAACTTCCACAACAGGACCTAAATCTACTACCTGTTGTCCAACTAAGATTACATCAGATGCAGTTTTCTTAATTTGAACAGCAGATTTATTATTTACAGCATCAATTCTATAATAACCATCCGTTCCTGTAGATATACCAGTTACTTGAACATAATTTGATGTTGCTATTGAAATATTAGTAGTAGCAATAGTAACATTAGCACCAGGAGATCCACCAATACCACCAGCATTTGTTGGCGAACTATCAAAATATAATGTTTCACCATTAGTATATCCAGCACCACCCTCACTAAGAGTTGCTGAAGTAATTGCTCCTCCACTAACAACTACTGTTGCTGTTGCACCATCCCAAATAGCACTTGCAGGTGCAGCATTAGTATTGAATAGTTTAATATTATAGTATGTACCATCAGTATGACCACTATTTCCACTACTATTAACAGCAGGTAAGTACTTAACTGCACCTATAGTATGCTCTTTATTAAAGTTTAATATAGCAGTTGTAGTATTATCAGTTATACTGGTAATAGTATTTGTTACATCAAATGTTTCAAGAAACTTATTAGTAGCTTCTCTTGTGACACTTTTCTTAAGATCGTTAGTAACTACTTCACCAATAGGATGTCTCTTAGCATAAGTAGTTGCTGCTTGAGGATTATCTACAATGTTATCCCTATCATATTGTGGATATAAATCAGTAATACTCTGATTATATCTCAATTTGGTAAATTCACTTGAGGTTTCATTAATCTCATTTGCACCATTCAACACGAATAAGTGATAAACACCGTCTTGAATATCTTTCTTATATGGTGTAATTACTTCTGTTCTATAGATAAAGTAATTACCTTTATGATCATTTCTATTAAATCTAGGCAATAAAGTTGATCTGGTATGAGTATCATTTGAATAAACACCTACATTATGAGTTATACCATATACATCAGTATATGAATACTTAAATGTTTTTTCATCAACTACATCAGTAACTTCAAACGTACCATTATATCCCTTATCATCAACAGCAGCAGTATTAGTGCTACTGGTTATATTCTTAAGAACAATCTGCTCACCAACTTTTAGATTATGTGATTTATCTGATCTAACTGTAACCCTAGAACTAGTATCATTTTTAGTAATGAATGATATAAATCTAGTATTTCTATCAAAATCATAATCTTTCTTAGTTATAGAATTTTCAGTAAAATCACTATCAAATCTTACGTTAGTTGAACTAGAATCTTGAAGTACAAATCCATCTATTGGATCTCTACCATTATCAAGTTCTTTTGGAACAACATATCTAAGTTTATAAATCTTCTCATCTAAACTTCTATCATCATCTCTTCTGAGAACATATGAAATATTCTCATTATCTATAGATGCAATATTAGATTTAATAGTATTACCAGTAGAACTTACTGAAACATACCATTGACTTCCATCCCATTGCATTGGATGTCCAATATCACCTGGTCTTTTATCAGATACTCTACTAATAATCTTATATGTAGTATTAGTATCAGAAATTGACTTGATATAAACAGGAGTTGCTAAAGTAGCATTAGTATAAGAAGATGCTATTCTAAGTTGCCCAACACCTAATGAAGAATCGCCTTGATCTCCTACCTTATTAGTAATAACATAATAAAGTTTATGTGGATCTATATTTTCAGGTAAATCACCACTCTCAGATATAATTCTTACACTTTCTCCATTACTAAAATCATGATTGTTATCAACAACATTAAACACTGAAGGATCTGATGAATTTGAAGCATCTGTATGCTTAGCCTCAACCATCTTCTCAGATGATGATGTAGTTGGATTAATAGCAGTATTAAGAGAAGGATCATTATGATTCTTCTTAGTCATCACTATTGATGATTCATAAGTAGATACTACATCATTTACAGTAACATCAACATAAACCTTTTCATCTACTCTTGCACCGATTCTAAATCCTTGAGCAATATCAGTTGGTTTAATACTTAATTTAGTTTGTCCTAAAAGATATAATCTATTATTAGGATCTTCAGTATTACTAGCAGTCTTAGTAGGATCTATTTGTAACCATTCTATCTTTTGATCACTAGTAACAACTGCTCTTGGAGTAATAATAGAAGTTATAAATCCCTTATTATCTTTTTCAAATGCCTCTTTCTTAAATCCATCAGCAGCAAGAGCAAACTGACCAAAGTTAGAGTTAGAGTTTGTAATAGATGCATCAGCACCAGCCAACATATTAAAATGACTGTGGAAACCAATAGCAAATACAGAAACAATCTGAACTACAGCATCATTAGATACTTTAATATGACTTGTTCTCCAATCATACCTATAGACTGCTCCAGGATCTAAGTGATATACTGTTGCTGGATTAGTTGAAGAAGATTCAGATGCTAATTCTGCACCCACCTTTCTATTAATAGTCAGACCATCATATTTTCTATTTGTTTCATCATATTTTACAAAAGCACGATCATCTTTCTGTAGTGACACAGCAGTAAACTGTGCAACAACCATAGATCTAAATCCAGTTGCCTTTGATCCATCACAATGCATACCTTGTATACCATAAACTGATCTCATAGAACAGTTAAAGACATATGGCGAAGCACCTGTTACAGTATCAGTTTCAACAAGAACTTGTGCATTAGCAGCACTTAATCCACCAGCAGGTCCTGCCTTTAAATTAGGTGGAACTAATGGGAGTAAGTAAGTAAATCTATTATCATCTAAGACGCTTTGTACTTTAGTTGATATATTATATTCTTCTTCATTGACATCCCTCATTTTAATTGGAGTTCCACCAGTTAAATTGTGAGGTAATTTAGTTGTTACAGTAACTACTTGTCCTGGTGTAGCACCATCTCCAGAAATAATATTTGTAACCTTTAATGGATCAGTTGCAAATGCACCAACTATTTCAAATTCAGGTCTCTGTTTAGAGAAATCTTTAGGAGCAAGTGGATACTTATTAATAATATCTCTTGTAGATGCTACATTAAATGCATTAGTTAATTTACTATAATAAACATCTAAATCAGTTAATCCACTAAACTGATCTAATGTATTAATACCATCCGCATATTCAAAGCAAGTTACTTTATGATGGGAAAAAGTTGGTATTGCTTGATTGGTATTAAATTCTTTCGGATCAGTATATACAAAACCTTTCTCATCACCATCAAAAATAGTGAACTGCCAGAAATAGCAAGCACCAGTAATCCTAAAGATAGCAGTACTATCTACATCAGAATCTGTAGGATTAGGAACATACTTAGGTCTTATTTTTGTCTTTCTTAAATCTAGTCCAACAATAGATGTACCTCTAGGTACAACAACACCACCTTTAGTACTATTGAATTTATAAAGTATATTATCTTCTTGAGTTAAATCAAAGTTTGAATTAAGAGTTAATGTTAGGGTATTAAGTGCACCAGATACTGAACTTCCATTAGGATGAATAGCTTTAGCAATCCCACCATCACTCCTAATACCAAATCCTGGTCTATTATCTACAATATGCTCACCTGGGAATAGAAGTATTGTTGTTCTTTCTACTAAATCATTATCATCACCTTCAAGATATGAAAATCTTGCTGCCTCTATCAGTGCCCTTTGAATTGTTTTAAAGGGTTTTGTTAATGAATTACCTTGGTTTTCGATACCATCAGTAGCATCAAGGTCATTTGGATTTACATAGAGAATGCGACCCTCAACATTCTTTATGAAATTCTCTAATTTATTAAGTGGCATCTTTTTATACTAGGATTCCAGGTGGATTACTATGTTCTATTTAGCGGGTTAATCCTCCCTATAAATTGCATAATTTAAATCATCTGGCAATTCTTCTGGATTTTCCAAATCAATTGCAAAAAAACAAGGATGCAATTCTTCTTCAATTAAATAGAAAAAATTATTATACATATCTTCATCATCAAAAGATGCATTTTTATCTGCTTCTCTCAAAAGATCTTCATCTTCTAGATGTCCATCAGGCAATTCATCAAAAGTAAATGGTTTTTCATTTATAAAATACATAGCAACAATCATACTCCCATCCCTAAACCAACAAAACTTTTTGCTGATTTTATATTTGTAGGACATAATTTCCTGACTATTACTAATTCATATTTATTTTATTAAATTAAATCATCTGTATAACGAGAAGACCATATAGTAAGACTATATTTAACACCCGATATTAATTGTTGACATTCATGACCATGAGTTAATTGACCAGGAAATAAAATACATTTTCCAACAGGTATATCTTTATTTGAGAATCTTTGTCTAGGAAAAACTAAATCTGCACCTTCATAATCATCATTCAATTTAATTGATCCTGTTACAAGAGAAGCATCACAATGTAAATTTAAATTAGTTTGAGTATCTAAAGAATATCTCATAACAAAAGCATCTCTTATACCATACATTATAGATGGCCACCAAAATTCTTCAACAATAGGATATATGGATTCTTTCCAATACTTCTCCATTTCATCCCATAATCCCAATGCCTTTAATCTAATTTCTTTTGCAGGAAATTTATCATACTCTAAACTATCCCATTGTCCATTCTTATCAGCAATTTCAATTAAACTATCACACATATATGGAGTCATATAATCAATAAGAAGCATATCCCTATTAATAATTTCATACTTATTACAAGTTGGGATATAAACTATTGGTGCTACTTGATTATAGAAAACATCATACAAATTATTAAAAGTCCTTTTCTCTTCCTCTCCACCATTACCATGATATATGCAATTAAAACATCTTGTTAATGGATTATATAATTGCCCTCTCTCTTTATATACTTTTGATTCATGGCATTGAAAGATATATGCTTCCTGATCTAAAATAATATCATAGTCACCAGAAATATATTGTTTTTGATAAAATAACTGATCATCATCAGCATTTTTAATATCTTTACTTAAAATTTTCTTTAACTCAGATACTTTACCAATAAACAATCCACTATTTAAATACTCATATGGCGTATTATATGAATTTAATTCTCTATTACGTTGAATTAGTTTGTCGGATAAATCTTGATCAGGCCAACAATGTCTTTCAGCAGCAAAAACTACTTTATGATGCATTGAAAGATATCTACATATAACTTCATCTATATGATCTGCAACAAAAACATCATATCCATCACAAAAGATTACAACATCCCTATCAGGTAATTTTTCTAAATGCTTTTTAAGAAGAGTTACTTTTTGCCCACCACCAGGACCTTCCATAGTCCCACCAGTCCATTCTACACCTTCACCCAAATTAATAAAGTTAAATCCATTAGAAGATCCAGATTTAAATAACTTATCACATTTATCAGAATCACTTCCTACAGTAATTGAATGAACATCAAAATCAACATAGTAATCATATCTTTCTGTTGGATTAATATCACTACCACCTTTACTCCTATCCCAAGGAATAACAATATTTTCTTTATAAGCAATAGGATTTAATTCCTTCATCTTTAATGGAAGATATTCATCCACAGGAATTATATGTTTTTCAATAACTTTATTAACTAATATATCTGCAGCTTGTGGAGTTATTAAGTATGATAAACCCCAATATGGATATTTTGGAACAACAAATTTATCATCAATTGGTATAGATCCATCCTCATCCATCTCTTTCCATCCAAGATAAATGAAATTATATCCCCGATCTACTAAATCTTTTATTTCATTATATGGTAATCTATTCTTTATTATTGCATCATCCTCCATTATAAAAAATGGAGTACCTTCCTTAATACATTGCTTCCATAATTTATAATGAGATATAAAACATCCAATTTCACCTTTAGATAAGGTTGTATTTAAAATAGGATCAATCCAATCATATTGAGTATCATATCCCAACCTCTTTAAAAAACTATATTGTGTTTTTCTACCATCAGTTGCAGATACAAATTTATAATTACTTAATTTACCATTATTAGTTTCTTCAAATAGATCTTTTCTATCTTGTCTAGAATCTAAACTAATAACATATGTTTTAATAATGTGCTCAGTCATTTACTGATAAATCTGCGTATTTAATTATTTCTGGATCTGCTTGATCAGTTACTACTGCCAAAACATCCATAAACTGCTTAGTAGTATCACAAGTAACTCTTTTTTTATCTCCACAATCACTTTCTAATAGAAAAGTCTTAGCACATACATCTATGACAACACTTTCCAAAAATTCATCTTCCATTGTACATTTAATATATTTGCTATAGCAGCATAACACACATTTGTTTTTTTGTCAACCGTATCAATATTCGGTACTAAAGAAAAATACTTGTGTAAGTCGACCATTTTTATTACTATTACCAAAATATTCCATTGAAGTATGCCATTGATCAGCACGAAATAAAACGAGTCTATTGTATATATTATGAACCTCACCAACCAAATCCCACTGAGTTTTATCCTGTGCATAATCACCCACAGCATCATCATTTTTTCCATAGATAGATCCATTTATTTTTGATCTATAAAATCCAGTCCCACCTGTTGTTGGAGCATTTGGAGTTAAATATAAAACTCCTGCCCAATTATTATGATCATCAGTATGAATCCAACTTCTATCAGTAGCATAAGACATTTGAAAAGATCCACAATATTGATCTTCATTTTCCATCCAATCAATTATTTCTCCTGCATGTGGATAAAGAAAACCTTGTATTTTATCTTGTGTACTATCATTATTAAAAGCTTTAGTTCTTTTTCCTGGATAATTTCCTACAACATCAAACTTTTGTGATAACGCAAATTTTCTGACACCATCAACATTATGATAAAAACCATCAATAACTAATAAATTAGTCCTCATATCGGAACAAGATTCTTCTACTGATCCTTGATTGCCCTGATTACCTGGATTACCTTGCATTGAATCATCTATTATTTCATCTGATGGATTGGTTGTTTCTGATGTATCTAATTTTTCTAACAAATTAAATATTAATTCTGGTATGAACAGTACATATTATAGCATAAAAATTAATTTATATCAACTCACTATGAAACTTCTGTCAAATTAATTTAAAGATTTACCAAGGAAGTGCTTTATTTACTTCTGCTAATGTGGGAGGATTCTTAATAGAATTAATCCATGCCTCTGCAAGTGTTTTTGTATTACTTGTAGCAAGTTCGTCTGCTATCCAACTCTTAACAACAGTCTCTGTTAGACTACCATATGCTACAAATCCAGCAGCAGATGTTCCACCAGAACTATCTATAATATAAGTATCATAATTTGTTTGTGTAAGAGTTGAAGGATTTGAATCATCAACAGAGACAGTTTTGATTGCTACTTGTGAAACAACATCTGTTCCATCGTTTAATACTATTAAGTCAATAACAGTTTCGGTATGAGTGATTGCCATATGTTAATACTCCATAGCGGTAATATATGAAGCTTTTAAAATCTGAAACCCATTATTATCAATATTATCATTACCAGTCTTTACCATTCTCGCATAGATCGAATAGTAAATTGTGCTAGAAGAACTATTGACACCAGTATCAGGCCATTCAAGAGCAGTATGGGCATTAAATTTTTTGGTTGAGGAAGAGTTCCCAGTCTCACCATAAAGATTAGTCATATCTGATGAATATCCAATTTGACCCCAACCACCACTTCCTATTTTTCTCATAATTTTGAAATAAGCATTCATTCCACCATCTTGATCAGTATCATTTAGAACTCCATATAAAAAATTAATATTTGATCGAACTAAAATATCAGTTCCCGAATCTTTATTCAGACCACATTGCAAAACATTTACCCAATTATTATTTGTAAAACTAGCATAAGTTGATGAACGTACATCAACTGCTACCCTAATACTGGGAGCACCACCTGCATCTCCTGAAGTACCTTTTTGCCCTTTATTACCTTGAGGTCCTTGGTTTCCTTGATTTCCTTGATTTCCTTGATTTCCTTGTGGTCCTTTGTTGCCTTGGTTTCCTTGATTTCCTTGATTTCCTTGATCTCCTTGTGGTCCTTTGTTGCCTTGAGGACCTTGTGCTCCTTTATTGCCTTGACCACCTTGAGATCCTTTGTTGCCTTGAGGACCTTGTGCTCCTTTGTTGCCTTGAGGACCTTGTGCTCCTTTATTACCTTGACCACCTTGAGATCCTTTATTGCCTGGAGTGCCTGGAGTGCCTGGAGTTCCATCATTTCCATCATTTCCATCATTTCCATCATTACCTGCAGGACCTTGTGCTCCTTTATTGCCTTGACCACCTTGAGATCCTTTATTGCCTGGAGTGCCTGGAGTTCCATCATTTCCATCATTTCCATCATTACCTGCAGGACCTTGTGCTCCTTTATTGCCTTGACCACCTTGAGATCCTTTATTGCCTGGAGTGCCTGGAGTTCCATCATTTCCATCAGTTCCTGGTTCTCCCTTTTGACCTTTTTGTGCTTCTCCCTTTTGACCTTTTTCTACTTCTCCTTTCTGACCTTTAATAGATTCACCTTTTTGACCTTTTTGCCCTTCTTGCCCTTTTTGACCCTTTTCTGCTTCTCCTTTTTGACCTTTAGTGGAGTTATCTTCTCCTTTTTGACCCTTATCACCAAATCCTTTTTGACCTTTCTCACCTTCTTCACCTTTTTGTCCTTTAGTAGAATTATCTTCTCCTTTTTGTCCTTTTTCTACTTCTCCTTTTTGACCCTTGGTTGAGTTATCTGCTCCTTTCTGACCTTTATCACCTTCTTCACCTTTTTGACCTTTTTCTGCTTCTCCTTTTTGACCCTTGGTTGAGTTATCTGCTCCTTTTTGCCCCTTATCACCAAATCCTTTCTGACCTTTATCACCTTCTTCACCTTTCTGACCCTTATTACCCTGTGCTTCTACTTCACCTTTTTGACCTTTATCACCTACTTCACCTTTTTGACCTTTATCACCATCTTGTCCTTTTTGACCTTTCTCACCTACTTCACCTTTTTGACCTTTATCACCTACTTCACCTTTTTGACCTTTATCACCATCTTGTCCTTTTTGACCTTTCTCACCTACTTCACCTTTTTGACCTTTATCACCTACTTCACCTTTTTGACCTTTATCTCCAATATCACCAGTTCTGGCAAAAGTTATAATTATATCTTCATTATTACTGAATGATGTTGCACCATCTAAATGTGTACATGGTATTTTAAAATATCCTGATGCCTCTGTACTTGCACCAGTAATAGAAAATATTGCATAATCAGTAGAATCTGATTTATTTGAAATTCTAAAATGTCCTTTTAATAATGAAGTAGAATCATCAATAGTCCTCAAATATGATTGAATATCCCTTGAAGCATCATCTACATCATCAATATACAATATTAATGGACTTGTAGTATGTAATGCTGTTCCATTAAATTTTAATTTACCATCACCAGGATCACTATCTGCATTATCAGTTAAGTAAGTATAATCAAAAGTTACTCCACCAAAATTTCCTTCTTGTCCTTTTTGACCCTTATCGTTTTGTTCTCCTTTTTGACCCTTAGATGCTGCTTGTCCTTTCTGTCCTTTATCACCATCTTGACCCTTTTGTCCTTTTTCAGGTTCTCCCTTTACACCCTTTTCACCCTTAACAGATTCACCTTTTTGACCCTTAGATGCTGCTTGTCCTTTCTGTCCTTTAGCACCTGGATCTGGTATTCTTCTCCAAGCATACCCAGTCCACTGCCATACTCTACCACCTACTGAATAGGTTTGGCCAGTTGAAGGATTGTCTGGAAAATTTATTGCCATCTATAAATATACTTTCTGATTATTTAGTTGCATTCTACATAGTACCAAGTTACAGCAACTCTCTTTTTTCCTTTCTCAACGGGTTCACCTGAATGTGGATAACACCAATTTGAAGGAAAGATTAATCCATATCCTGGTTTTGGTTTGAATAAAGTATGAGAAAACGCAGTTCCTCCACCAATTTCCGATTCTTTCAAATACAATATTACAGATATTTGTCTATGATACTCTTTTAGATGAGGGAGAACTGCTGCATCATGATGAAATTTATACTGCTGACCTTTAGAATATTCTAGTATTTGTATTCCTTCTCTCCAAGAACTTGTACGGTCTGCACCAGGAACAGGATAATAACTAAAATTTGGATGAATCTTTTCTACTCTTCTTTTATATTCATCTAAACCATTATTCATAGAAGAATGCAATATTTGACATTCTTCTTCATCATCATCCAAAAATGCTACAGTACTAGATCTTATACTATTATCATTCTTAAGGTCTCCACTCTCCTCTTTTGCAGAAAAAACTAAACTTGGTTCAAAAGTTAAAGTGTCAACATAATTGTTTATTATATTAAGTTGATCATCATCAAGAAATTTGATGATCTGTATTAAATCATTCATAATTCTATTAAATGTTTTTCAATATCAGACATAGTTACTACATAAAAAATTCCATATTCTCGTTCATATGATAAAAGTGCCTCAATTCTATGTTTACCATCAAGACATCTATACTTCCTTCCTCCAGGATTTTTAATATAGTTACAATCTGATGATGTATTTCCAGGACTTGGATCACAATCTAACAATATTCCAGGTGTTGTAGTATCACAATCTCTAAATCTATCTCCATTACAACAAGGACAATTTTCACCACGAACACTCATATCTAGATCAAAACCTTTCCAAGCAATATCACTCAATTTAATACGATAAAAATCTTCTTTTAATAATGGCAATAAATCTGAAATATTTAAATCATATGCTTTACCATTAAGAGTCCAATCTCCATATAAATTATATTTCATAAAATGTGTTCTATTATCACCTACACCTAATGGTCGGACAATATCTCCATCCATAATAAAATAATCATAATTTATTCTTTCTATTTCATTATCTCTCATTTATCGTTTATCCATATTGAAATTGGGACTATCTTTAAGAGATTCCCATTTTAAAGCAACAGTAAATCTATATGATGGTGAACATCTTGGATTCATAGGCATAACTGTATGGGGTATTCCACCATCAAAAATAACAATTCTACCAGGTTTAACCTGTACAGTTATCTTAATATCTCCTTCATCATCAAAAAATATAGTATGTCCACCCCAATTATATTCCCAATGCTTATTAGCATAATATAATAATGTTTTAGAACTAATATCTCTTCTACTATCAGTATGAATCTGATTTACATCACCATGTATTCCCAAATTTATATACCCTCTAGTATATCCATATATTGTATTTGGAATATATTCATCTATCATTTTTCGTGAATTTGTTCCTTCTCTAAGAAGATCCTCCACGATAGGATGATTATTTTCAATATCACATTTTAATCTTCTATCTACTATACCCTGAACCTCTTTACAACTAGTGTTGTTAATTCTATATGGTGATACAGAACATCCATAATAAATGTCTATTTTAGTAGAAGCAACAACAGATTCATCAATAATGATAATTGATTTATCATCACTAAAATTAATTTTTTCACATTTCATATTAATTTAAAATTAATCTATTCCATTAATACCACCAAGTTCAAATCCATCTTGAGTTGCTTCTGGCGGTCTCTTTTGTTTTGGATACTTTTGCAGTATAGCATATATCTCATCAATTGTCGATGCATCATCTATTTCAGTTTGCATTGTAGCATATTTTGTCCTTATTGAAGCACGGGTTGCTTCTGCTGTATCTGTTGCCGAACCTGGTATTGCTTTTGCTACAATTGAATCTTGAGGAGCAAATTCACAATATCTTCTATTACGTCTTTTTCTATGAGCTATTAATTTTGCTTTAGTGATATTATAAGTTGATACTCCAGTATCCCAATCAAATTGAGTAATTGAACCAGAAAATTGAACTGCTGTTGAACCAACTCCAACATTTATCCATTCATCTAATTTATCAGCATCTATTATTTCATATTTGCATCCATCAGGAATAATCTCTGCAGCAATCTGTGATGTGGTTAATCCACAATCAGTATTAGGATATGTAACAATAGGTAAAGGATAGCGTGATACTACTGTTGTCCCTATACCTGTAGGATCTGTAGAATCAGGAATTACCTTCATATATTCATGATTTTCAGAAACTATAATTTGTGTTGGTGTACTCATTTGTTTAATTAATTAAGGATCATATGCACAAAATGCTATGCTGTCAGGGAAATACATTTGATCATTGGCACCATCATCTCCACTAGAATGATTTATCCAACCCATTATTTTAAAACTACTAGCACTTATAGAATATGCAGCACAACTCCATCCTTTCTGCCATACACCTGAATAACCATAATCATAAGTTTCATAGTTACCTATTCTCCATTCACCAGTTACATTAACAGGCATATTAGAAGCACCACCAGAACCATTAGATATACTTATGGTCAAACCACCATCATAACCAGTATCATTAGAACCAATTTGACTACTGTGACCACTCACATTATATGATCTATTTAAAGTACTATATGCACCACCACAGTTATTACCGAAAGCGTTATTATTATTTTTTCCTGATAACCTTCCAAAACAAACTATTCTACTAGTAGTATCTCCTTGTGGTCCTGGATTACCTTGTGGTCCTTGGTTTCCTGGATTACCTTGTGGTCCTTGGTTTCCTGGATTACCTTGTGGTCCTTGGTTTCCTTGTGGTCCTTGGTTTCCTTGATTTCCTGGATTTCCTTGTGGTCCTTGTGCTCCTTTATTTCCTTGATTACCTTGATTACCTTGGTTTCCTTGTGGTCCTTGATTTCCCTGTGGTCCTTGTGCTCCTTTATTTCCTTGATTACCTTGGTTTCCTTGTGGTCCTTGTGCTCCTTTATTTCCTTGATTCCCATCATTGCCATCATTGCCATCATTACCATCATTACCAGGATTTCCTTGAGGACCTTGGGCTCCTTTGTTACCTTGATTACCTTGGTTTCCTTGTGGTCCTTGATTTCCTTGTGGTCCTTGTGCTCCTTTGTTACCTTGATTACCTTGGTTTCCTTGAGTACCTTGTGCTCCTTTGTTACCTTGATTTCCTTGCGATCCTTTGTCTCCTGGTTCTCCCTTTTGACCTTTTTCGGTTGATCCAACCGCACCTTTTTGACCCTTTACAGTACTAGCTTGTCCTTTCTGACCTTTATCCCCTTCTTGTCCTTTTTGACCTTTTTCTGCTTCTCCTTTCTGACCTTTAGTAGAATTATCTTCTCCTTTCTGACCCTTTTCTGCATCACCTTGTAGTCCTTTTTGACCTTTATCCCCTTCTTGTCCTTTTTGACCTTTTTCTGCTTCTCCTTTCTGACCTTTAGTAGAATTATCTTCTCCTTTCTGACCCTTTTCTGCATCACCTTGTAGTCCTTTTTGACCTTTTTGACCCTTGACAGATTCACCTTTTTGACCTTTAGTACCAGCAGATGCATCTTTTTTCCACACGGTTCCATTCCAAATCCAAGTAATGCCATTCTCGGTATGGGTATCATTAGTATTAGGACTATTTGGAAAATTAAATGCTGCCATTATCCGTCCTCTGGGATAGTTAACACGTTATAAGACTTAATTGGGTAAGAACCACTTACCGCTTGAATATCTATACTATGTCCATTAGCAAGCCAAATCTCATCAGCAAAACAAGTATTATTTTTTGCATAACCAAACATCCCTTTAGCAGCACCTGTACCAGAAGACGATCCCCCTGCATAATCAGACATAATATAACAAAGATGTTTACCAAATCCACCAAAAGATTGGTTTGTTCCACCTGCAACCGAAAATACATAAGAACTTCCTGCTGTCCCAAATCTCATTTTAACTCCACTATTGGAAGATGAATCTGATGTATTACAAAGAACGTGACCAATAATTACACGAACATTGCCACCAGTGCTATTTGTATAAGAAAAATTACCTGTTCCTGAATGTACTGTTGCTGCCATAATAACTTAAATTCCTATTTACTATTTAGAATCCCATTGGGATATGCCATTTACTAACAAATCCATTATGGTGACCTGATGCTCCTCCACCTTTTTGACCTTTCTCTCCTTTTAAAGCACCAGATGTTGTAATTGAAACCCATTGTGAACTATCACCATCATCATAATAAACATGTAAATCTGAGTCATCACTATCCCACCACAAATCACCAGCAGCTGCTGATCCTGGTGGAGTTGTACTTATAGAAATTGTCTGTCCTGATCCCTTTAGACCTTTTTCACCTTTTTGTCCTTTCTGACCTTTCTGACCTTTAACAGATTCACCTTTTTGACCTTTAATAGAATCACCTTTTTGACCTTTATTACCCTGTGCTTCTACATCACCTTTTTGACCTTTATTTCCATCTTGTCCTTTTTGACCCTTAATACCCTTTTCGCCTTTTTGACCTTTTTCTGCTACTGCCCCATCTTGTCCTTTTTGACCCTTAACAGATTCACCTTTTTGACCCTTATCACCTACTTCACCTTTTTGTCCTTTAATACCTTTAATACCTTTATCACCTTGTTGTCCTTTAATACCTTTATCACCTTGTTGTCCTTTTTGCCCTTTAATACCTAATTCACCTTTTTGACCTTTATTACCTTTATCACCTTGTTGTCCTTTCTGACCCTTATCTCCAACTTCTCCTTTTTGACCTTTATTACCTTGTGCTTCTACATCACCTGTTTGACCTTTTTGACCTACTTCACCTTTCTGTCCTTTTTGACCTTTCTCACCTACTTCACCTTTTTGCCCTTTAATACCTTTATCACCTTGTTGTCCTTTTTGACCTTTATTACCCTGTGCTTCTACATCACCTGCTGAACCTTTTTGTCCAAAATCACCCTTTTCACCTTCTTGACCTTTCTGTCCTTTATCATTCTGCTCACCTTTTTGTCCTTTTTGACCACCTGAAGGTCCAATATCACCTTTACTTCCCTTATCACCAGTATTTCCTAAACCACCCGCATTAGCAAGAACCCATTGAGCACTAGTACCATCATCATAATATATGAATAAATCTCCAGTATCACTCTCCCACCAAAGTTCTCCTGTTTTAGGACTTAAAGGAGGTTCATCCTGCACAGTAGCAGGAATAATTGTCATAGTAGCAGCAATTCCTAGAGGTTGAGCAGCAGCAGTAACAGCAGCCCCAACAAAATTTAATTGAGTAATACTATCAGCAGTACCAACTAAAGTTCCTTCATCATAAATGCTAATAGCACCTGGAACTAATCCACCACCTTTAGGAACCCAATATCTTCTACCAGGATGACCAGGTACAGATACTATTTGATATTGATTACCAATTGGTGGAGCTTCATTGTTTATACCAGTATACTTAGATCTTCTTTGTATAGAATTATTAGAAGAACCAACAAAAACATGTGGATTTACATTAGTAGATGGTACATTATCTAAAATCTGTAAACTAAAAGTATTTGCAGTTACACCACTAATTTTAACAAATTTTCCACTAATAGGATCAGTAGATCTTGGATATGTTTTAGTTTGACCTCCAGAAGCAGGACCAACATAAGCAGTAACAGTAGTTCCTGTAGTTTCACTAACTGCTATTGGAGTATTATAATACGGATCAGTTGTTCTTGGATAAGTATGACTTGTTTGATTATTATCAGCAGTACATGTAAATGATAACTTATTAGCACCAATAGTAATAGTGGTTTCTGCGTGTTTAATAGAATTTGGTGCACTAGTAACATAAGTATGAGTACTAGTATTAGTAGAAGGGATTGTATTTAATACTTGAATATCAAATGTATCTGTCTGAACATTAGAAATTTTAACCCACCTATTACTAATAGGATCAGTAGATCTTGGATATGCAGTTGTTACATCACCACTTACAGCACCAACATCACATGTAATAGTACCACCAGATTGATCTACAGCAGTTATTGCAATAGCAGTATTATATGCAGGATCAGTTGAACGAGGATATGTCTTAGTAGCAGTATCACCATCAGCAGTACAAGTAAATGATAACTTATTAGCACCAATGGTTACTGTGTCACTAGTTGTAAAACTATGCGATCCAATGGTCATTACACAAAGACCAGTATCAGGATCATATACTGCATTCGTTACATCTTTTTGAACACTACCAGCAGTAATTGTAATAGCATTAGTTGATGTTCCACCAACCCACGTATGTACTGAACCTACACCATATTGACATTTAAACGTAACTGCACCATCATTAAGATAAACCCAATCATCATTACTAAAATTATGACCTGTAATCTTTAAGGTCATAATACCAGTAGTTGGATTATAACTAGTACCCGATTCTGCCTGATGAGTAGTAGGAACAGGTAAAGTATGAGATCCAATAGTTAAAGTTGTAATACCTGCTATAGGATCATATATGGCATCAGTAACATCATAATTACTACCACCAGTTACAGTAACAGCATTACTTGAAGTTCCTCCATTATAAGTATGTTCTCCACTACCATAATTACAACTAAAAGAAAGTGAGTTATCAGCAATCTTTATAGTATCACCATTAAAAAATTTATGATCATTAATAGTTAATGTGAGAACACCTGTATTAGGATCATATGTAGCAGCAGATGGTGTATGAACACTAATTATATTTGGATCACCTAAATTAGGTTCAGCTTGCTCTAATCCAAGATACTGATACCTATCATCTGTAATTTTATCTTGCGGGTTTTTAGGAACCCTTCCACTAAGATATTTTACCATAATTATGTTGTACTATTCTCTAATATACTTGCTATAAATTCCATCTGTAGAGGAGCAACATAACCACCAGCAGAACTTACTCCAACATTAACAGTAAATGAATTTGCTGCTGCTCCAGTAACTGTTAAATTTGCTCCTGAAGCGGGATCAGTAGATCTTGGATAAGAATGTTCTGTTCCCCTATTATCCATAGTACATGTAAAGAACAAACTATTATCCGTAATTCTTATTGTATTTCCATTTTGTAGAGTATTAGCAACTGTTACTACCAAATTTCCATTATCGGGATCATAAGTAACAAAATCTGGGGTATATTTTGTTCCTGGTGCAGGTCCAGTTATTTGCTCAATAGATCTATATCTTGATCTAACATAAAAATGTTCTGCACGGTTATAAACATGTGGATATCCTTTTGATGTACCTACAATTGTAGAAAATGTCTTTGATGTTCCAACATTATCGACTATAGTATCAACCATAAAAGATTGTTGAGGATCTGGGAATACTGTAGTTGTAATACCAGTACTTCCTGTACAATTAAATTTTATACCACTCAAACATATAGGATCACCAACATCAAAACTATGCGGAGATGCTGTAGTTACAGTAGCAATTCCTGAAGGCTCATCATAATCTACATTATTAATAATACCAACATTTTGTTGTGTTGATTCTATATAAACTCTATCTAAAACCAATGGTGTTTTTTCTAAAACCAATCTACCATCAACCAAAATTACAGCATCATTTGGTGGTATTTCAACATCCTTTATTACTCTTACATCTCTAGTATTTTTTGTGCTTCTTGATTCTCTCCTCTGAATAAGTGTTACGGTTGGATAAGTAGTTCCAATACCAACATTTGCAACCTGTGCATAAAGTAATAATGAAGAAACTCCTGTAGGAACTTCATACAATTTTTGTAAACCTGGTGCTACTGGAACAGCGACAGATATAAATTTATTTACTGGTGCAATTGCCATCTTTTATCTTAATGCTAATATCAGTGGTGTTAATTGTGCTTGTATTGCTCTATTGAAATCCCGTCCTCTTATAGTAGATGTAGTTTGATCAATAGTTAAACCATCGCCAATTCTAAAATTACCTTTTTGATCCGTGCTAGTAAATGGACATTGACCACCATTAATAGCAACAACTTCCTGTTCAGGAATAGGTTTTCCACCTTGGAAGGGGTTAGCTGTATTTAGGTCTACACCAGCACCAATATATTCAAATGAATGTGAACTAGTTATAATCCTACTTAACCTAACAAGTTCAACTTTTGTACCTATTTTTACTTCATAAGGGATAAACTCATTCATTGTAATTGTACTTAATCCAACATTATCATGTGATGTTGCTTCACTAACAGTATATAAAATAGGATCTGTATCAACATCTGCAGTTGCAGAACCAGGAATACTTACAGTTATATTTTGAGTTGGTCCTGTTCCAGTACTTGGCAAATAATTTCTACCACTATTAATAACATCAATAGAAGTTATAGTTCCTGCTGCACTCACATTTGGAGAAAATTCTGGTAGTATTCCCTCTGGACCTAATGGTTCCTGATCCACAGTAATAATTGGCGGTGCAGATGAACTATATTCACCAGGATTACCACCATTAGTAATTTTAAGAGATCTAACTAATTGTAATGGTTGTGATATAGTACCAGTAGCAGGAGTCTCCTCAAAATCAGTTAGATTTATATGAAAATAAACACCTTGCCCATCAAATGGAGTTCTAGGTTGTCTAGGTGTATTAAAATCACGCACATTATTAACTTCAAAAACATCCGATTCTGCAGAAGATGTGGTTTTCATTGTACCATCAAATTCTACAGAACCATATCCATTAGAATATAAACCATAATTACCAAATGATGAGTTAGAGTTTGTTAAATCACATTGCCCACCAGTATCACAATATATTCCCTTATCACATCCAATAGTAAAGATAGAAACTAACTGAGCATAAGCATTATTTGTAAGTGATACTCCAATACCAGATTCATTATATTGTGTAAATGAATCACAAACCATACTCTTAATATCTTGTCCTAGATTATTAGTACCACTAAAATTAGCATCACAATGATCACCATTAATTTTCATACCAACACTAGCAGTCATAAAGTTAGTACAGTTCCTAACATATGGACTCTTATATCTACCAGTAGAACCTTCATTTGCTGGACCAAGAGAAGTATATCCATCTACTGCTTGAAAGTCTGTTCCAGCATTTACAGATGCTAGTGTTGGTGGGAAAGCAACAGCACCGCATCCAACGTGTGTTGTTGCAAGAGTTTCTCCAGAAAAACTAAGATTTTCAACCAAACATCCTCTTCTAACATGGAAGAAATCTTTATTAGTATTTTTAGGTATTAATGTAACTAATCTCAAATCTTCTCCAGATACTGCAACATCAGTTCTTAATCCAATTGGATTATTTTCAACATAAATTCCAGAACGTACTTTAATAGTATCTCCTTCCTGTGCTATTGCTGCAGCAGCACCAACTGTATGCTTTGCATCACCTTCTAATAATCCACTATTAGTATCACATCCATTCTTTGTAACCCAGATAGTTCTCTTTGTTTGAACTCCAGATGGTCTCCAAGATACACCAGCACCAACACCATCATTAAATGATGATAATCTATAATCAGTTTTACATATTCCAACACCATTATTATTAAAATAATCAATTATCTGGTTCTCTAGTTCTAAAGTACCCTCAAGTTTTGTATTCTGACCTACATTTAAGTTCTTCTCAATTCCTACACCACCTTCTACTACAAGAGCACCAGTGTCTTTGTCATCCGACTGTGTATCACCCCAAATCTTAGCGTCATCACCAACATTTAACTTCTTCTCAATACCAACTCCACCTTCTACTATAAGAGCACCAGTATCTTTATCAGTTGATTCTGTAGTTCCAAATATCTTAGCGTCATCACCAACATTTAACTTCTTCTCTATACCAACACCACCTTCTACAACTAAAGCACCAGTATCTTTATCAGTTGATTCTGTAGTACCTAAAATCTTAGCATCATCACCTACAAATAGTTTCTTCTCAATACCAACTCCACCTTCTACAACTAAGGCACCAGTATCTTTGTCACTAGATTCTGTAGTACCTAAAATCTTAGCATCATCACCTACAAATAGTTTCTTCTCAATACCAACTCCACCTTCTACTATAAGAGCACCAGTATCTTTATCGGATGCATCAGTTTGATCCCATACTTTAGCAACACCACCTACATTCAACTTCTTCTCTATACCAACACCACCTTCTACAACTAAAGCACCAGTATCTTTATCAGTTGATTCTGTAGTTCCAAAAATATGTTCATCACCACATACATTCAAATCTCCCTGAATACCAACACCACCAGCAAAAATACCAGAACCAGTTGTACAATCAGTAGATACTGTTGTTGAATCTACCTTTAAAGCACCGCCAATATTAACATTCTTCTCTATACCAGCACCACCATCAACTATTAAAGCACCACTATCTTTATCAGTTGATTCTGTAGTTCCTTCAATTATAGTATCATTACCTACATATAATTTTTTAACTATTCCAAGACCACCATCAATCTGAACAGAAGCATTGTTAGGACTAGTAGCATCAGTAGTATCATTAAAAGTTGTTAATCCATCTACATCAAGTGTATTATTAAGTGTTGTAGCACCATCTACATCAAGTGTATCATTAAGTGTTGTAGCACCATCTACATCTAATGTACTATTAAGAGTTGTAGCACCATCTACATCTAATGTACTATTAAGAGTTGTAGCACCATCTACATTTAATGTAGCATCTAAATCAGTTGCTTGATTTACAGTTAAGGTTCCTTTAAGTAAAGTATTACCATCAACTGTCAACTGTGAATCAAATTGTACATTATCAGTAGCATGAAGAGTTCCTGTTATGTCTAAATCATATGATGGACTACTATTCTTAATACCAACCTGAGTCATCCTATAGATTGGGGAAGTATTATCACTATTAGTATGACCCCATAGATCCTGTGTTTGAATCTTTGCAATCGCAGTTGGATTTGCAGGATCAGGTATTGGTAATAAAGTATCTACTCCAAGACCTAGACTGTTTATTTGAGTAAAGTTTAACCACTGGAATAATTGTGCTGTTCCATTTGTAGGTAAATCAACACCTTCATCCTGAACATACATTCCATCTAAGGAGATTGGAGATGCTTGTACCCAACGGATACCATTCCCATCTCTATTCAAATAATATCCATTTACACCTGCAGAATTAGCAGAGTCAATTATATTTCGATCAATCTTGATTGTTCCGTCTACATTTAATCTTAATTTACCATCACCAGAACTATATCCAGGTATATTACCAGGATCTGTACTACCAATACCAACTACACCATCATCACTAATAACAACAGATTCATCACCAGCACCAACTTGAACTCTAGAATAAGGTTGTGTAGTTCCTATACCAACTGAAGTTACTCCAGTGATAGGATCAGAAGCAAAGACAATAGATTTTTCTCTATATCCAACTTGGAATTTAGCATCAGGTAATGTTGTTCCAATACCTACCCTACATGGATCTACTCTAACAGTTAAACATTTATTACCTAACCAATTAGTTCCCTTAGATTCAAAATCAACTGCAGGTTGAGTAGTTCCTATTCCAACACTACCATTATCAGTAATTGTAAAATAATTATCACCAACTTGGAATTTAGCATCAGGTTGTGTAGTTCCAATACCAACCAGACCATCATTAGTAACAACAAAAGAAGTATCAGCAACACCAACTTGGAAAAAAGTAACTGGTTGTGTAGTTCCTATACCAACCCTATTACCAGTTGTATAGTCTGTTGAAGTAGATATTGCAGTAAAAACAGTACCAGAAGCACCAACATTAAATCTCTGATAAACCGTCAAATAGTCCATATTGACTGGACCATAGAAAGTCGAAACCCCTGATACGAAAAGATTCTTGACTGATAGATCACTACCACCCAAATCTATATTTGAATTATCACCAGTAGTACTTCCAAATACATCAGCATATAACTTACCATAAACGTAAACATCATTAGTAAATTCAGTTACACCACTAATGGCATTTACTTGATCATTTTCATATTCGGGAGAAGGCCAAGTTTGGGAACTATCGGTCATTAACCCCAACCTCCAAGTACTTTATCGAGTCCATCAACACCAATTTTAGTTCCTTTAGTAACAAGACCAGCAAAAGTAACATCTCTTGGTGCTAGATTACCTGAAAGAGCATCACAATTAGCAACTGCAGACCTAAGTATTATTTTATTACAAGCAGTTAAATTAATATCACCACCAGCATTTAAATCAATATCTTCATCAGCATCAATTATAATATTTTTACCAGTTATTCTAATATCACCATTTGATTGAGCAGTAATTGTTACATCACCATTTCTACCAATAATATTAATAGAGCAACCATTACTCATTTTTTCTCCACCTACAAGATCAATAGTTTGATCATTGTAAACATTAAGAAGTCCACCATCATTCATTGAAATGGTACTTGTATTATTATCTTTACCTTGTCCAAAAATAGAATAAACGGTAGCACCATTCTCACCCATTTCTGGATTTCCTGATTCTATCCTAAAGTGAGGTCCATATGAGTCATATTGCCTCAGTTGCCAATTTTGTTTGTCAGCTGGTCTTTCTGCCATATTTTAAAGTCCTGTATTGATTATTTATCTTAACTAACACAATCAATAACTTGCTTGACTTCACCTTGGAATGGTGGTCTTGGTTTTAATTGTGGTTTTAATATAGCACCATAACCAGTTTCAGTATTAATAGTCAATTCTGGAAGATCTTTAATACCATTTACATTTGCTACTGCAGAATCTGGAGGCAGAACATTCAAAATTCTACCATCATCATCAACATAGATTGTGTATGGATTTCCATCACCATCACTAATAGTATCATTTCTATCATAATCCTGTCCAGGATTAACAACTATCACATGATCAACTGCTAATTGATCTGTTACTTGAGGACCTTTTATAGGATAGTTTTCACCCTCTGAAACAACATAAATGTCAGTTACTTGTTGATATGTAGGAGAAGTTTCATCATAATCAATAACTGCTCTAGCAATTCCACCATATCCTTGTCCACACTCATCAGTGATTTCTACAAATGGTGGAGTATTATATCCAGATCCACCACTTTCCATATCAATACCAATAAGACTTCCAGTTGCTGCAGCACCTTCACCAACAATAGAACCCAATATTGCTTTACCAATAGCACCTTTACCATTACTTCCAAATATATTAACTTTTACTCCAGCACAACTTAATGGAGGACCTGCATAACATTCCCCAAGGGGACTCTTAAATCCAGGAACAGAAACACTTGGATTTAAGAAATCAAATACACCTAAAGACCCACCAGCAATACTTAAATCCTGAACACCACCAACTAAACTTTGAGTTAAACTATCTGCAGTATTTGCAGCACTTAAAATTTTATCAACAGATATACCAAGAATATTTTTTGGACCTTTACCAATTACCCATTCATTTGTCTTTGACTCAAGATTCTTCTGTGGTTTATCACATTGTCCAACCTTAGCAATTGCTAACAAACCCTCTGCTTTTGATCTAAGGAATCCACCTAGACTAAATCCACCTAATATTTTACTTACACCACCTAAAAGAGGACTAAGTGCTTTGGTAATACCACCAATAATTTGATTCATCAATCCACCCACAAATTGATCACCAATACAAGAAACAAAATTTTTCACATTATCCATCATACCTTTCAATAATCCTTTAATAGCATCACCTAAAGATCCAACTATATTATTAACAGCACATCCTAAGAAATTTTGAATTGCACCAATACCAGGAACCATAGCAGTTTGTGCTGCTGCACCTGCCCTTGCAGCAATTGATCTACTCTTAGTAGCAGCAAGAACTTTTCCATAAACAGATTTGTATAATTTATCCAATCCACCATTTAATTTAGGAGCTAATCCCTTGTAAGTTGAATTAACCATATTACCAACTAAACCAGATGCTAATCCACTAATCTTATCAACCTTTTCACTAAGCATACCCATCTTTTGAGTTGCTGTTGAAAATGGAATTTTACTAACAAGAGATTCAACTTCTGCCTTTACTTTAGAAATTGTAGCAGATCCAGATGAACTACCAAATACAACAGTTTGACCTATAGCAGTACTAACTGCCCTTTCAGCAATTCCCGTTGCTTCTTCAATTTTCTTTGCTAATTCTGGAGAAACTGCTCTAGGTGATTTCTGTGCTTTCTTACCTGATTGATCTCCTACTTCATTCTTAAGAATATATGTATTATCATTTTTAATTTTACTTGTATATCCAGTAAATGGAGTAAATGGACCTTTGTATTCATCACTAGGAGAATATGCAGTATTACCAAATATACCTATAATAACAGGTAATTGTGCATCATCACCATCTAAAAAGAATCCTAATACACTATCACCTGGTGATAATCTAAGTGATTTTGCACGATTCGCTTTACCAGATCCTGCTTGAGGTGATAATAATACTTGTGCCCAGGGAAGATCTTCATCTTTAAGCTCTACAGTATTTTGAGGATGATACCCCATAATACGAACTTTAACTCTATTTCCCCACGCAGCAGCAGTCTGATTTAATTGATCTTCTTGAGCTTTCTCAGGTGCTACTTGACCGATCCACCATCTGAATCCGTCCCTACCAATAAAATTACTTTGTATTATAGATTCTTCTATCATTTTTTCTTAGGTCCGAATGTATCTCTTAATAAAGTTAATGAAGTATAAGATCCAGTACTATCAAAATAATGACATAGTTCCTTAATCATATATAGTCCACTTTGCTCATTATCAACTTTAACACTCTTCTCCAAATTAACACTAGAAAATTTGCATTTTATTAAATCACCAGCTTTTAAATTAGTATTTGAAGGAATCATCATACTTATAGTTTGAGTTGTTATTAATCCATACCTCATCATAGTTTGAGATTGGATTTTAGCTGGATCTGCATTACTCTTTGTAGATGCATTCTTCTCTAATGTTCCAATATCAAGTACAGCAGTAATATTTCTACTAGGAACATCACCTAAAGTCTTATCACTATCATTATCTAATCCTGGCAAGGATACTTGTTTACCTAAATTTTCTGCCTTTCCTGCATAATTTTCTAATTTAAATAACCCCTTTTCAGGATTAGTGTATGTAAAATTAAGTGGATTAAAAAATATTCTATGACTACAAAATGCACCATGTTTTAATTTTCCCATCATATCTTGATTTTTATCTGTAGCATATTTTAATATTCTATAATCGTTAATTGGATTATTGTGGTCAATATCACCAGGAGTAAAAATATACTCCTTTTTATATGGTTTTTGAGCAATTAATTGATCTATAGATTTAAACTTATATCCATCTTTAGTTTCAAAAAATACATATCCTGCTGTTGCATCTTGACCAGAAATTGTACCTGGTACAGATTTTGATGCCAACCACATTAAAACTGTAAATGGTTTTCTCAAATTACCAAGAAATCCGTATGGATTTTCAGTTTTATCACACTCAATATTCTTTTTTGATTTTAAATAATTTGTAACTATATCTTTTACACTATCAGAGATTGAAAAAGATGCTGGATATTTTTTACCAACTCTAGATGTTTCATTAGATAATGCTTCTCTTGGAACTAAATTTAAAGTAAATGCCTCCTTTTCATTATCAACAATAACATTTGTAATACTAGAAACAAACCAAGGAGATTTAATAAAATCTAATCCTGGATTATCATTAGAATTACCTGCTATTTTTAAAGATACTCTTTCCCCACCTCTAAGAGGTAATCCATTATATATGGATTGCATATTACCGTCAGGTCCTTTAATACTATTTCCAGTATTAGAAACTACTATTTTAGCGGTTAAATTTGGTGAAAATATATCTTCATAATAAAAAACACCAATCGTACCTCTAGATATATCTACCGATTTTGATCTATCAGCAGACTCTATTACAACTTCTTCGTAAATTGATTTATCTATAGCTGACATTTATGTAAAAGATAACTCTGATAATTGTACAAGTTCTACCATATTTAATGAACTTCCAGAACTGGGTATAGATTTTTTAGATGATGTTGTCATTTGAGGTGGAGATGAAGATCCACCACGATTAATGGTATTATTCATCATTATTACTGTTGTTTTTGGTTTTCTTTTACCACTGTTTATTTTCTCCAATTTAGTTTTCGCTTCATCAATTTTTGGTCGAATAATCTCCCCTATAGATTCAATATCTTTAGTAAATTCATCAATAGGAAAATCATTTAATTTATCAAACGGTAATTTACCAACCTGATCCATAGCAGCATTTATACCAGACATCATCTCATCTGATTTAAAATTAGAAATAGCATCCTTAAAAGAATCTAAATCAATACCCTGTTTTGCTTCATTTAGCGATTCTTTTATTGAAGATAATTTACCACTATTAAACATTTTTAAAAATTCTTTATTCTTTTCTGCTATTTCTTTCTGAATAACAAATTCACCTTTAGTTAATTTTGCTGGAATTTGATCAATTCCACTTACACCTTTAACTTCACCACCCTTATTAAGCATAGTGAATCCACTCTGATCAAGAGCCTTATCTTGTTCTGCATCTATTTCACCAGAAGTATCTGAACCATCTAATCCTCTTACATCTGGACCTTTATCTAAATCTTCAGGTTTTGGTGCAACTTCAACTCCTTCAATATTTTCTTCAGGTTTATTTTGTTCTGATTCATCTTCTTCAACTTCATTCTTCTCATCAGTAGAAGGTTCTTCTTGTTGCTCTTCTTCAGTTACTGGATTTGGAAATAACTCAAGAACATCCCACCATTGATTGTCACCTTCACGAATATTAAAAGATGGCAATCCAAAAGTCTTTGGATCTGATAGTTCTTTGTATCCACCTAAGAATTGTTCATTTAATTTGAAAAATCCAACCTCCGTTTTTTCTAATTCTTCTCTTAATTTCTTTTCTTCACTATCAATCTCAAGTCCAGTTATTTGTCTTAAAACTCCACCTAACTGTTCACCAAATCCAAGAAGTACATCTCTAACATTACCAATAAAATTAGTTAATACTGAAACTGTTTTTTGAATATTTGTAATTAATTGAGTTACACCTCTAATTATTGAAGGTAAAGTTCTAATTAACCATCCAATTAATATAATTCCAAAGAAGTCTAATATTCGACCAAGAAATCCTTTAGTACTAGTAGAAAGTATACTTCCCTGCTTTTTAATAACTCCTCCTGCTGTTGCTGACTCAATTTCATCTTCTCTTTGTCTTCTTCTAACAGCCTCTCTTCTCTTTCGGAAGAACTTATTGTCATTCCCTATAAGAGTTCTCTTAAACTGATTTGATTCACCCGTTTGTTTAACAATATCAGACGCATTTTTTCCAGCATCACGTAAACCTTTACCAAAATTACCAACAGATTCCCTTATACCCTTAATACTAAGAGATGATTTAAATAAAGAATTTCTAACTGCTTGCTTATTTGACATATTACGCTAACGATACTCCATAGAATTTTGATGCTAAAACAGTTGGATTGTCAAGATTTTTAGACATTATAAAGGGAAGAGTATTTCCTTGAGATCTAGGAGGTGGACTAGCAGAAGCACCACCACCATCATTCCCACCACCAATTTGTTGATTACTTGTAATTATATTTGGTGATGGTTCTTCCAAAGAAGATATATTTTCCGCAACATTAACTTCTCTTTTCTTACCTTCAAATAAACCACCTTTCTTATCAAAATCAAATGCATCACCAGTAACAAAATCAGCAGTTCCTTTAACAATTCTTTGTCCTGTAGAATCTCCTCTCTTATCAAAATCAGTTAATCCACCAGTTAGAAAATCACCAAATCCAGCAAGACCTCTCATAAACCCTTGTGGTTTATTTGTTTCATTTGCTAATTCTCTTTCCCTGATAAGATCTTCTTCTGTTATTGGAGTCATCATTGCTGGCATAATATTTCCATCACCAACTTCAGAAGATATATTTTCATCAGTAGATTGATTAGTATTCTCACCACTAATATTAGAACCTTTACTCTTAGGTTCTCCAATAAGTAAACCACGAGTAGTTGAAAATACTAAAATATCTGATAATATTCTTTTAATAAGACTAACTTTAGGACCCATACGCCTATCAACTATTATAGATACACCAGTAGCCATAATATTTGCTAGAGCTGCATTTTCTCTTTCCTCAGACGCATCAAACATATATGAAATTCCACCACCCAAAACACCACCAGTTACCCTAGATCCTGTTTTCCCTCCAATTGCTTGAGTAACTTTATTTCCACTTTGCTGTGCTACAGTTCTCGTAACATTTTGAGCAGCAGCATTAGTAACACCTCTACCAAGAACTCTCTTAAAACCCTGCTTTAAAACATTAACTAAAGCTTTAACTGGTGCCAATATTAAATTACTAGCAACTGCCCTAAAAACATTACCACCTAAAAGTCCTACACTCTGAACTAATCTACCAAATGCTAATTTAGTAGCAATAAGAGCACCACCTACTATTAATAATCCTTTTATAGTATCATTTCTTATCTTTTTGAATAGAGTAATATTACCATCAGATCTCGCTATGAGCATCCGAACAATCTTATTACTCAACCATCCACCAACCATTATAAAGAGGAAATTAGATAATCTACCTAATATTCCCCGTGCCTTTGCTGCTATTCTTTTAGCTGGAGAAAGTAAAGCATTTTGTATCTTTGCTTCTATCTGACTTTCCTTTCCTTCTCTTAATCCTTGTTCTGCTAATTGTCTATCTCTTGCTTGCTTCGCTGCTTCTCTTTGCTGCTCTATCCTATCAGCAATTTCTAAATTAGATTTAATTACAGATAATGAAAAATTTAATCTACCTACATTCTCACTAATAGAAGATAACTGTTGCGATACAGTGCTTAATGTTAAGGAATTTTGAGATATTAAATTCGTTGTTATTGTATCTGGTTCAGTTGTTGGGGGAGTAGGTCGTCCCGCAAAGACACTAGAAGATACCGTATTCCTAACGGCACTAATTCCTCCTGATATTGGTGATGCTATTTCAGCCATTGTTTGATTGTTGTGCCTTTAAATTTTCTTCCTCAATGTAATTTTGTAAAAGTGAAAGATAAATTTCCCTTTCCCACGGAATCATATTCTCAAGCTCTGTTAAACTATATTTATGGTGTTGCATTAAGGCAAAATTTATCTTGTAGTATGACGCAAGATCTTCATGAGCCATACTTATCCGAAAAAACTCTGTAATCCCTCCAATACAACTTCATTTTCCTTTTTAGTATTAGGATTAATAACCTTTACTGTATGTGATAATTTAGGCATAGTTTCAAAGAAATTTTCAATTTCCTTAAATTGCTTAGAACTTAATTGTTCAACAAATTGAGACAATTCTTTCTTAGTGCAATCTTCCGCAGTCCAAGATTCTTCTTCAGAATAAACTTGTTCAATACAAGATGCAATCAAATCAAAAGTATCATCAACATTCATCTCTGTTGCAGAAGCAAAATTATTTTTAATAAATTCATCTAATGATGGATACTTCATCCTTAAGGTTAATGTATCATCTAACTTAATATCTTGAGAATGATTTTTATCAATCTTTATTTGAATATCATCTAAGTTAATAAGTGCTGGTACTTGAGTCTTGCCATCATCAGGACAAGTTACCATAACTTCAACATCTTCTCCCACAGATTTACCTCTGATATTAAGGAATAGATATTCAATATCAAATGTAGATAATGCAGAAATTTTAACTCCTCTTGTTGTAATACAAGATGAAATTACATCTTTCACAGCATTTGCTATCATTTTAGTATCTTCGCTTTCCATCGCCAAGATAAGTATTTTTTCTTCCTTAACTAAAAAAGGTCTAAATTTAATTTTCTTTTTTGTAGAAGGAATAACCAACTCATAAGATGGTGTTGCAATCTTTGGTAAAGGCATAATATGCTTATTTCAGTAATTTTATTTATAGGGGTTATTTGAAGTTATAATGCCCTACCTTCACTTATAGTTTTCCAAGAAAATTGTGAGGGTCCTGGATCCTTAAAATAATTAGTCTTTGATAATGCTTTTGCTATATCTTGATTCGCTCCACTATTAAGAATAGAAACATCACTAAGAAAAGCCTGCTTAGTAGTAAGAGTACCAAGATCTTTTGGATCAAGATTGTAAGCATTAGATTTGTCAGATGCTTTATTATTAAGATGAACTCCCCTATTTCTCTGTGCTGATGAAGTTCCACCTGCAACGTGTCTATCATAACTAAAAGTTGCAGATGCTTTTAATACTTGAGAATTTTGATAAGTTACTTGAGTGGAATTTAAACTTAAAGGGAATAATCCTTTAAATGTATATTCAACATACTGTCTATAATTCTTTTCAAATTTTATTATTTTAGTTTGATTTGATTTATAATCTTCAGGATACCTCATTCTAATATGATAATTAGTATCATTTAATGGATCTGAAGTTCCACCATCACTAATATATTCCATCCAATGCTCTAAAAACTTAAGGGATTTATAATCATTATCAACATAAAATTCAAGATCAATTACAGTATAATTTTTTGTATGTGCCATTTTTTCAACCATACCCTGATATTCTCCAACAGCATTCACAGTTGCATGAGAACTTCCTGGTAATGATGCAGAAGAACATAATAACCCGATAGTTTCACTATGAAATCTCATATCAACTCCTTTACGTTGAAGATGAGATCTTAGATCTTCACCACCACCTGCTCCTGGTGGAAGAGCAAACTGAACATAATAATTGGAAGTTTGAGCAACATTTTGGAATGTTGGTAATATCTGGGATATTTTCTTTGGTATTGGGCGTGTCACTCTAAATAGTTTTACTATATCATTTCTATTTAGATGGCTTATAAAGGAAAATATCGACCATCTCATCCACGAAAGTATAAAGGTGACCCAACAGAAATAACCTTTAGATCATTATGGGAAAGAAAATTTATGATTTACTGCGATTCAAATGTTAATGTATTAGAATGGGCAAGTGAAGAAATTGCTATTCCATATCGTGGTCCTGATGGAAAACCACATCGATACTTTCCAGACTTCTATATGAAAGTGAAAGAAAGTAATGGTTTAATAAAAAGATATATTATAGAAGTTAAACCCCTAAAACAATGTGCTCCACCCAAAAAACCAAAAAGACAAACTAAAGGATATATTCGTGAAGCGTTTGAATATGCTAGAAATCAAGCAAAGTGGAAAGAAGCAAGAGAATGGTGTGCTGATAGACAATGGGAATTTAAAGTGGTTACTGAAAAAGAATTAGGTATAAAATAATGGCACAAAGAGAAACTTTTCTACAAAGTCAAAAAAGAAAATTAGCAGCACAAAATAGAATTACACCAGTTTTAGATGGATTATATGGAACAGAAAATCCTGATGATTTAGCAACTGAAGTATTAGATGTATTAACTGAAGGTGGTAAAGTTCCTGAAGTAGGAAACTATTATGTATTCATCTATAAACCAAAAACACCAAACATACAATATGATCAACATCCACTAGTTGCTGTATTTGATGTATTTGAATGGGGATTTCGTGGTTTAAACTATCATTGGGGTGAAGTCAGACAATATACTTGGAATGAAATTATAGGTGGGTTATATAAAGTGAGTTCTTTAGAACTAAGGTCACTAAGGACAATTCCTTTCGCTAGATTTCGTCTAAATAGTTGATAATCCATATAAAAGGTCGATAATGGCAATGGGAACCTGGCGGGTAGATCCGCAAGAGAATAGAGAACTACAAATAAAGAGTGGTGTTGATAAGAAGAAACTTTTAGGATCTACCAAACAGACCACAAAAGATGGTGCTAAAAAAGATAAAGATAATGGTAATTCAGAATCATCTTATCTTATGTACCCAATGGGTGAGTCTAATAAGGCGACTTTTGATAGAGATTCATTACTAATAAAAGCAATAGAATATCTACCACCAGGAAAAGGTAGTGGTGGTGCAAAAGATGAAATGATATTTGATCCTGGTGGTGCTGGATCAGATGCTGTATATAAAACAGAAGGTGGATTTTTAGGTATGGGTGGAAAGAAAGTATTAGAAAAAGCATCTATACCAAAAAGGAATCTAAAATGGGAGATGGGAACAGATGCTAGTGATAGATTTGCAAGAGACGCTGGCACATCTTGGGGGGAGGAAGGAAAAAACCAAAAAATAAAATATTATATTGAACTACCAATACCTCAACAAATAAATGATAGTAATTCTGTTACTTGGGGAGAAAATTCTATGAATTTATTCCAACTAGCAGGATTAACATTTGCAAAAAATATGGTAGAACAACCTGGTCAAGGGCTTCAAGATGTAACTCAATTTGTTCAAGAAAATGTTTTATCAAAGGATGGAGCAAAAAAACTTGGATTAAATGAAGATGTTGCAAATGCCGTATCAGGAGGAATTGCTGGTGCAGCAGTTAATACTTTTGGTGGAAATGTGAGTCCACGATCAGTTATATCAAGAACAACTGGTCAAATTTTAAATTCAAATAAAGAATTATTATTTGAAGGTGTGAATATAAGACAATTTCCTTTTAATATATCATTTACTCCTAGAAGTTCTGGAGAAGCAGATCTTGTTAGACAAATAATCAGAAAATTAAAACAATCTATGGCACCAAAAAGAACAAGTGGACCTGGAGGTGCTTCTGGTGGATGGCTTATAAAGGCACCAGATGCATTTATATTAGAATATAGAAGAGGTACGCAAATACATCCATTCTTAAATAGATTTAAACCTACAGTTTTAACAAGTATGTCTGTTAACTATACTGGAGCAGGTACTTATGCTTCATATGCTGATGGAAAACCAGTTAGTTTACAAATGTCATTAGTATTCAAGGAATTAAATCCAATTTACGCAGAAGATTATGACAAAGTTAACGGAGGAGTAGGATACTAATGGGATACTTTAGAGAACTACCAAACGTAGCATATAAATCTCCACTATCACATACAAATTCTTCTGGAGATTATATATTTGTTAAAAATATTTTTAGAAAAACTAAAATGATGGATTGGTTATCAACCAATGCCACATTGTTTAATAAATTTCAAATAGGAGATGGTGATAGACCAGATACAATTGCAGAAGCAATGTATGGAGATCCAACTTTAGATTATGTTGTGATATTAACTGCTGGTATTACAAATATTAGAAATCAATGGCCATTAACAGACAATGATCTTTATGACTATGCTCTAGAAAAATATGGTTCTGAAGCAAATCTTAATGCAGCACATCATTATGAAACATATGAAATTAGGGATGAAAATCAAAATCTAGTTATGCCTGAAGGATCTATGGTAGATGATAAATTTAAAATAGATGGTCCAGGTAAAAGATCTAATAATTCTTCAGCACAAATCCAATGGACACTTATAAAAGATTCTGGTAATGAAACATTAACTCAAGATGAAATAGGTATGGTTAATGCAACAGCAGGGGAAATAACAACTTTTAATTCTGAGAAAGATAATAATGGAGATGAAATTGGAGAATATAGTACAGGACCTGCATCAATATCAAATAGTTTAGGATATCCAGTATCAAATTTAAGTTATGAAATTCTTGAAAATGAAAAGAAAAGATCTATAGATGTTTTACGTGAAGGATATTTACAACTATTCTTAAGTAATTTACGTGAAATAATGCAATATGATAGAAATTCCCAATATATACATTCTTCACTAATAGGTTCTCAGAACATTAGTATAGTAGACTAAAAAAGGGGTTCGTTAGAACCCCTTTCTCGTGTTACTCAGCAGCGAGTTTAGCAAAGTACGATAACGTTTCGTCATCATCTTCAGTTGCTGAAGGTGTAGGTTCTGCAACAGTAGGAGAAGATGCTTTAACCTCTTCAAACTCTTGCTCTACAGTTTCAGCATCGTTACGAACTTGCTTGTTACCAAGAACATAACCAAGACGAGTCTTAAGTTCATCATAAGACTTGAACTGATCAGCAGCTACATGCTCTTCTAGAGAATATTCTTTCTCCCAAATTGCTTCTAGTTTATCATCATCTTTAAGAAGAGGACTTACAGCAGCAAACTCTGAAGAGTCATAGTTACGATAACCAGCAACGTTCTTTGCCTTCAACTTGAAGTTAGCACCTTGCCAGAAATCGAATGGATCAATTGCTTCCTCATCCTCAAACTCAGGCTGCATTGCTGCAGTTAGTTT